CTTATTGGCTCTCCCCCCAATGGTTGGAGCGTCCAACGATGCCTCAGAACCGGGTTCGGGTGGATCTTGTCAAGGGCAAATTGTAGTTTGCTGTTTTGAATACTCTTGTGACAATAATTCGTCGACTACTTCCCGACCACTTCCCGGCTTGGTTTGGGTTGACCACTTCCCGACCACTTCCCGAATGGTTGAGTCTATGATTGGGACTTCCCACCACTTCCCTGACTTCCCCACTACTTCCCGGGGGCCACTATTCGACCACTTCCCGCTCCCGAGGGCGCCCTACAGGGCGCCTCGGGAAGCAGTCAGCGGATTTTGAAATGTCCACTTCCCGGCTCCAGTCGATGCCGGTTTTGGGGTTTCGTCTGGTAGGTTGCCGGATGTTGAGGTACGTCCTGAGTGACGGTGTTTTGGACGGGACGCTCACACCCACATATGCGTCAGACACCTGTTGAGCCGGCGGAAGCCGGTTTTGTCGTTCAGAGCTCGCTTCGCTGCTCATGCTGCGGCTTGTTCTTCGTCCATGGTGATCTGTTGGATGGGAAGTGTTTGGGCTGCTCTCGGGTGTTGCCTCAGGTCGTGAAGTTGTGCGGGATGGGTGATTGTGAGGAGCCGGTGTTGTCGAACCATCATTGGTATTGCAAGCGGCATCGTGAGGAGATGCTGGATAGGCGGTTGCGTCGTCCTGGTTCGAGGCCGAAGTCGCCGAGTGTGGCGGCGGAGCTGAGGGAGCGGCATCGGGTGCGGACGGTTGAGAAGCGCCGCTATGACACGGTCGTCTATGGGCCGCAGTACAGGAAGGTGCGGCGCGAGTTCGCGGCGACTGTCGATGCCGGGTTGGTCGACTGTTGGCGCTGTGGTGACAGGATTTTGGCTGGTGAGAAGTGGCATCTCGGCCATGTCGATGGTGATCCCACGCGGATCGCTGGCCCGGAACACGTCCGCTGCAACTGCGCGACGGCCAGCCGGGATCGGAGGCGCTCGAGTTGATCGAGCCGCGGTTCGCGTGGGCACCAGAATCAGCCCGGACGCTCGGCGACGACGCGATCGCGTGGTGGGAGGCGGCCGGCGGCCACCTTTTCGACTGGCAGAAGTTGGTCATCCGGTCAATGCTCGCCCTAGACGCCGAAGACCGCTGGGCCAGCGCCGACGACGGCTTGAACGTCGCCCGCCAGAACGGCAAAGGCGTCATCCTCCAGGTGATCGAGGGATTTTTCGCGTTCGAGCTCGACTATCCGCTGGTGATCCACACCGCTCACGAGGTCGCGACCGCCCAGGATCACCGTTTGAGGCTCGAGACGTTCGTGCAGGACACTCCGCACCTCAACGCGAAGGTGAAGACTCACGGCGGCTACCGCCACGCGAACGGTCAGGAGTCGATCAACCTGAAATCTGGGTGCCGGATCCTGTTCAAGTCGCGCACGACGGGTTCGGGGCGCGGCTATTCGGCAGATTTGCTGGTCTGGGATGAGGCGATGGTCATCAACGACAAGGTTGTGGGCGCTCAGAAGCCGATGATACGCGCCTCGACGGCCAAGTACGGCTCGAAGACGATTTATGCGGGCTCGGCGGTCGATCGGTTCGTTCATGAGCACGGCGTGAACTTCGCGAGGATGCGAAAACGCGGGATCGAGCACGATCCGCGCGTCTCATGGCATGAATGGAGCGCCGAAGGCGACCCGGCGGAGGTCACAGTCGAGATGTTGAGCGATATGCGCCTCGCGAGGGCCGGGAATCCGTCGATGGATGACGGTTTGATCTCTGAGGACACCGTTTTGGACGAGATTTCGGGTATGCCGCCCCGAACCGCGGCCGTGGAGCTGTACGGGATGGGTGACTGGCCTCCTACCGACTCGTCCGTGTCGGGTTTGTTCGACGTGAAGCATTGGGCGTCGCTCGCCGGCGATGTGGAGTTGGAGGAGCCGACGTTGTCGCTGGATGTGTCGCCGATCAGGACTTGGGCGACGATCATGGGCGCCAAAAGAGTCGGCGACAAGGTCCATATCGGCTTGGTTCACCGTGAGGACGGCACAGGCTGGATTGTGGAGCGCCTTCTCGAGTTGATCGAGGAGTTGCGGCCGGTGCGGATCGTCTGCGATGAACGCGGACCCGCCGCTTCGCTTCTCGATGAGCTCGAAGAGGCCGGAATCGAGGTGGAGACCATCGGAACTGTCGAATACACGCGCGCCTGCGGAGCATTCTTCGACGGCGTGGAGCAGGGAACGATCGTCCATGACGGCGATCAGGCTCTCGAGGCGGCTGTTCGCGGTGCTGCTCAGAGGACGCTCGCTGATGCGTGGGCGTGGTCTAGGAAGCACTCGCGGTCGGACATCACGCCGCTCGTAGCCGCCACGATCGCATACAGGGCTGAGGCGACGCAGGAGAAGAAGAAGCTGTTGGCGGTGTCGTTCGGATGAGACCCATCAAGATCACGACCACCGTGCATCTCAGCGGGAAACGGATCGCGAGGCGCGTCACTGAGTTGCAGAAGAGACGCCGTCCTCCCTGGTATCTCGCATGAGATTCCTGCCGGCACGCTTCCAGTCGCAGGATCTCGAGGAACCGACGCGCGACCAGACCGAATTCTCGCTCGACGGCTACATCGCCTACCTCAACGAGTTCATCTACAACGGCAACGCCTACTTCACCCAGGGCCCGCAACAAACACAGCCCGGACAGAAGCAGGAGGTCATCGGCCCCGCCTACCGGGCCATCACCGAGCTCGCCTACAAGTCGGACAGCGTCGTCTTCTCGTGTATGCAGACGCGGGCACGCCACTTCAACCAGGCGCGCTTCCAGTTCCGCAGATTGCGCGACGGCCGTCTGGGCGACTACTTCGGCACGCCCGAACTACAAGTATTGGAGAAGCCATGGGTTGGTGGCACAACACAGTCCCTCCTGACCCGGATGATCATGCATGTCGATCTTGGCGGCAACTGCTTCGTCGTCCGCAAAGGCGACGGGTTGGCGCTCTTGCGCCCGGACTGGGTGACGATCGTGATCGGCTCGAACACGAACCCGGCGATTGGCGCCTGGGCGACCGACGCCGAGGTGCTCGGATACGTGTACTCGCCTGGAGGCTATGGAACACAGGGTTACGAGACTGAGACATTCCTGCCCGAAGACGTCGCGCATTGGGCGCCAATCGCTGATCCCGAGGCCCGCTTCCGCGGCATGAGCTGGCTAACACCGCTCATCCGTGAGGTGATGGCCGACAAGGCAGCCACCGAGTCGAAGCTCAGGTTCTTCGAGAACCCGACGCCGAACATGGTCGTCAAGTTCGACACACCCGACCTGAAGGAATACCAGCAACAGGTCAAGGCGTTCAAGGATGCCCATAAGGGGCCGCGTAACGCTTTCAAGTGGATGTTCACCGCGGCTGGTGTGGACGCGACGCCGGTGGGCGCGAACATGCAGCAGCTCGACTACCGGTTGGTGACTGGCGCCGGCGAGACCCGTATCGCCGCAGCAGCCGGGACGCCTCCCGTCATCGTCGGGCTGTCCGAAGGCTTGCAGGGATCGAGCCTGAACACAGGTAACTATCAGGCGGCACGCCGCAACTTCGTCGACGGAGTCATCTTGGACCTCTGGAACTCAGCCTCAGGAGCGTTGTCGAACATCATCGCGGTTCCAGGAGACGCGAACCTTGCTACTGACCCGCGCGACATCAGCTTCCTCAAGGAGGACGCCGTCGAGCAGGCCGAGATTTTGCAGAAAGAATCCATCACGATCCGCTACCTCGTCGACGCGGGCTACAAGCCGGACACCGTCATCGCGGCTGTCACATCGAACGACCTCAGCCTCCTCGAGCACAGCGGACTGTTCAGCGTCCAGCTCCAGGCCGCGACAGCTCCGAAGCAGGGACTGTTCGCTGGCGTTCCCGTGCCGAACACGGAGCCTGGTGCTCCACCCGCGGCACAGACTGCACCGACAAACGGGAACGGCAGCGCGCCGCCTGCGGTCCCGACACGCTCAGACACGCACGTCCACTTCGATTACGGCGCGTTCCAGCTTCCCGGTGCCCCTTCCGCACCGGACGTCCACATCCATGAGGGAGCAATCCGTGCCGAGGTGACAACGCCCGACGTGCATGTTGACTCGCCCGTCACGTTCGAGGAGGGCGCGATCCAAGCCCACCCGGCAGAGGTGACATTTGAGGAAGGAGCGATCCGCACAGATGTTGCCGCGCCCGATGTCCATGTTGACGCCCCGCAGACGACTATCGAACCGGGAGCCGTCGTGGTTGAAGCGCCGCCGCCGGCGAACATCACGGTTGAGCCGACCAGGATCGAGGAGGGTGCCATCCAGGTGAACGTCGAGCCGCCCGACGTGGACGTGACGATCGAGCGGTCGAAGAAGCGTCGCGTCGACTACGGAGACGGCCGTTCCGCAGTCGTGACTGACGGCGAGGCGAAACGGATCGACTTCGACGACGGCGACTCGGTGACGATCACGGACATGCCCGAGGACGAAGACGAGTGAGTACGACCGAGAAGCGCGCCTTGCTCGAAGAGTCGAAGGACCCTGTCTTCATGGGCTATTCGGGCAATAGCTACATACTCGGATACATCGGCGTCACGGTCGTAGACGTCCATCGAAACACTGTCGCGTTCATCAATGCCTGGGAAGCAGTCAAGTTGGCCGACGAGATCATCTCCGCATACCCGGATCGACGCGAATGAGCGCGATGGTCTACGACAGCTTCCTGACCGGATTCGCGCAACGCTCGATCGACTGGGTCCAAGACAACTTCAAGGTCGTGCTCGTAACTGGCGACTACCAACCCGACACGCTGGCGCACAGGACACGCTCCGACCTTGAAGGTTTCGAGCTCGGCACCAGCAGCGGCTACGAACGCGGCGGCATGAGACTCCGCGGACGACAGATCGAACAGAACGAACCGAACGGAGTGATGCTTGCCGCTGGCGATGTCGCCTGGGACGGGTTCACTGGGGACTTCCGATATGCCGTCGTATGCCAAGACAACGGCAACCGCTCACAGGACCTTCTCGTCAGTGTCGCCGACATGGGCGACCAACACGTCGAGAACGCTCGAGTGATGCTTGCCTACTCAGCGGACGGAGTCTGCCTGTTCGCGCCCGAGGACAACTAGTGGACGACTGTTGCTGTCATATATGCCAACAACCCGAATGTGCCAGCAGCCATGGGGGAGCACGCCATCCGGCGGGAGCCAGTCCGTCACGGCTCGAGCCGGGAGAACATGAATATCGTGGCTACTGGGATTGGGCCGTTCACCCAGACGAAGCCAGCTTCCTCCTACATCGTGGCTATGCGATCGTTGACGGCCAAAAGGCCCCCGTCCAGTTCATTCACAATGAGGCGTTCGTGACCCAGATCGCCATCCTCGACCTCAAGGAGACGCATGCTCCTCAGTGATTCGCCCGGGACCGTAGCCGTCCCAATGTCGGAGGTCGGACGGTTCGCCATGTTCACCGTCAGCCTTGCTGGCACACGGCAACCGCCAGGATCTCGTCTGTCCGTCATGGCGTCCGCGTCCGTCACCGAAAACCTGAATGCCCTCATCCGCAACTTGCACGATGACTCAGCCTGGATCTGGATTCTGGGTGACGACCACACCTGGGAAAACGACTGTTTGCTGCGTCTCCTCGAGGCGGCAGACGACATGCCCGAGGCCGACATCCTCGTCCCTCTGGTCGTGAAACGAAACCCGCCCTGGCACCTCGTCGTCTTCCACGCGAATGGAGAACGCGAGGACGGACTGCCGGCTTGGCGGCCCTTCGAATGGGACGAAGTTCCTGAGAGCGGCACCTTTGAGATTGACGCCGCCGGCTCCGCAGGGATGCTCATCAAGCGCGAGGTTCTCGATGAGATGGGCGACCCATGGTTCCGGTCGACGGGTGGAGTCGTTCTCAATGAGGACGTGACCTTTTGCCGTGACGCGCGCGAGCATGGATTCCGTATCTTCGCTTGCGCCGATGTCACGATGGGCCATCTAGGAATTTTCAATGTGCGCCCGATGCGCCGCAACGGCCGCTGGGGAGCTATGACCGAGTTTTCCTCCCCGGACGAACGATTCCAGAACGTCTTTATGCCTGACATCGAAGAAAAACACGCAGAGGTAGTGGGTGGCCGAGGCTAACTACGAGCGCCACCTCGACGAGGTGGAAGGCCATCCTGTCCGTGAGGTCTACCTAGCAGCCGAAACCGAACCGACTCTCATTACGGTCTGCGCCCAATGCGGACACATGAAATCGATCCTTTTCCTCTCGAAAGACCGCTGGTTCTGCTTCCAATGCAAGACGCAAGGCGAAACGAAACCCGATCTCTACCCCGTCAGATGAACACTAAGGAGAGCACGCATCGTGGCTGAGATTTTCCCAAACGAGGGACTAGACCTCATCTTCGCCGGGTATCCCAAAGGTGCAACCGGCCCAGCAAACACCTGGCTTGGACTGTTCACGTCCTGGTCGGCAACCACAGTCGCAGGATCAGCATCGGTCATCGCGTCCTGGGCTGAGGTGTCCAACGCCGGAGCCTACGTTCGGCAGACCATCTCGAGCGCGTCCTGGGGAACCGTTGGCACTACACAGTCCGGACGTGGCAGCGCCGCTGCACAGGTGACGTTCGCGACGGCAACTGCCGTCTGGGGGACCGTAAACGGATTCTTCGTCGCCAACTCCGCAACGAATGCCGCAGGCAACGTCTGGTTCGGAGCAAACTTCGACGACACAACCGCAGTGGTGATCAACACGAACGACGTGATCAAGGTGACGCCGACCTGGGTCTACACCGGCTAAATGAAGACTTTACTCGCACTCATTCTGGTCATGGTGGCCGTCGCTGTTGTCCCAGCAGCAGCGACGGCCAGACCAGTACCGACACTCGTGTTCAATCCGAGTCCGGTTGATCAGTACCAAATCTTCACGGTGTCGGGTTGCGGCTACCCGAAACTTGCCGCACTCCGCATCGAATATGCGTGGACGAATGACGACTACTACTACACATACCCCAACGTGACCACCGATGAGTCCGGTTGTTTTAGCTTCATCTTGCAGGCTGAAAACTCGGGATCGACGATGGATATGGATGTTTACCACGGCTCGAAACTCTTGGTCTCGGGTACTGAGCCCGCCAGCTAATCGTGGCTCGCCTCTTCCAAGCTGGAGCGGAAATAGACGCTGGTGCTGGCACCGCTGCCCAAAATCGAGGACCAGACGGCGGATCCTTCGCTACCAGCGGCACATCGACCGTCACCCGAGACACCTCGTTGTTCAATGGTGGCGCGGCATCTTGGAAGTTCGCCATAAATCCTTCCGAGAGCGGATTTCTTTCCATTCCTGCCCCTACTTACGTTGACGGGAACACGTACTGGGCGCGCTGCTATTTCAGGATGGCTGCTGCGCCATCGGGAAACATGACTCATTGCCCCTTGTCGTTCGGGACCGGCACTCTTGAAATCGGCACGCAGATCGCCGCGACCGGAAAGGTTCTTCTGGTGTTGGCGAGTGCTGTGCAGGGCGCTACTGCCTCCCCCCATTCTGTTTGTGACGGTGCTTGGCATCGGATCGAGTTGAAGGCGGTGGCTTCGGCGACAGGGGTGTGGTCGGCGGGCGAATTGGTCGTGGACGGCGTTACCGTCATCAGTTTCTCCGGCGCATCGACTACGAGAACAAACGGTTTTTGTTTTGGGACCGTCACAACTGGTGGCGCCACAGGCACTTACAACGTTGACGATCTGGCCTTGAACGACTCGACTGGCGCCGTCAATAACGGCTACCCAGGAGCGGGCGCAGTGGTTCTGTTGGTGCCGACTGCCGATAGCTCAGTAGGGACGGGATGGGTTACGGGCGCTGGCGGCTCGTCGAGCCTGTTCGCGGCCGTCGACAATACTCCTCCTGTCGGTGTTGCGGATACGGGGACGGCGACAAGCCAGATCCGCAACGCGACCTCGAACGCGACCAGCTACGACGCGACCATGACCACCTATACGGCAGCCGGGGTCGGCGCAGGAGCGACGATCAACGCAGTACTGCCGATGACCGCGACCGGTGCTCCCGTCACGACCAGTTCGAAGCAGGGGACGGTCGGCGTCGTTTCTAACCCGACGATCACGAATGTCGCTTTGAACGCGACCGGCACCGCGGGAGCCTTCTGGGCTGGCGCCACCGCCGGCACGTTTGGGGCAGGCTGGAAATGGTCTCTCGGCACGATGACCGAAGCGCCAGCGGTGACGCTCGGGACCGCCCCCGTGATGCGTATAACGAACTCGACTGCGTCGACCAGGATCGCGGACGTCTGCTTCATGGGCATGTACGTCGATTACACGCCGGCCGCTGTCGTGGCGACCACGCTGCCGGTTCCCGTCCATCTCCCATTCATGCCGAACTAGGAGGCCGCTATGGCCCGTCAATACTTGCAGGACGGTGGCCTCCTCTGCGAGCCATCGATCACCGATCCGCTCGCAGCGGATGCGACCACAACCATCCTCGGCATGTGGAACAGCCTCCAGTACTGCCTGATACCCGCCTACGACCCACGCCCCGGCAAGGTCTATGTCGTCGAAGCAGGAGGTCTGATCACGACAGCCGCGACGGGTGCGTTGACGATCAGCCCCACGATCTCGACTACGAACGCCTCCGGCACGACACTCGGCGCTTCGATCGCGCAGACCGTACCGGCCACATCCCTCTCGGGACCGTGGCATCTCCGGATGCTTCTTGTCGTGCTGACAACGGGAGCTCCGGGTGGCACTAACGCGACGATCAAGGGGACGGGCAGCTTCATCTCCGGCGGAGTGGCAGCGACCGCCAACTCCGGTCTACAGGTTCCCTTCGGTGGAACAAGTGCTGTCTTCGACCATTCCGTCAACCAGTCGATCTGGATCGGTAAGACCTTGAGTGTCGCTGGTTCCTGGACAACCCAATACGTCGTTCTCTATGCGATGAATTAGATGGCGTCGCTTTACCTCCCAGGTCCTGGTCCGCTTGTTCAACCGTTTAGGTATGACCAGGCAGCCGTCCCTGCTGGGACGACGTACACCAAGACTGGCTTTGCGACCTGTCCCGCTTTCGGCTCCGGCGCCGATGTCGATATGCCAAGCGAGACCGGAACTGGGATTGCTGGTCTCATCGGCGCGGGCTCGAGCGCGTTCATCCTCAACAAGTCCGGCTTCGCCACAGTTCACGGTTTTGGGTCTGGTGCCGATGTCGATATGCCGAGCGAGACCGGCTTCGGCAAGGCAGGAACATTCGCTGCGGGAACAAGCGCATCGATCGAGGTTGACTCAGGCTCCGGAGTGGCAGGAACTTTCGGTTCCGGACCGAGTTCGTCGATTGATGTTGATAGTGGTTTCGCCGTCGCAGGATCGGTTGGTGCAGGGCCAAGTGAATCGATTGATGTGGACACAGGCTTCGCCACTGTGGGTGGAGTCGGTGCTGGCGGCGACAACTTCATCCTCAACAAGACGGGCTATGGGAAGGTTGGCACCTTCGCCTCCGGACCCGAGCTCAACGTACAGGCAAAAGCTGGCTGGGCCACTGCTCACGCACAGGGCAGCGGCGCAGACGTCGATATGCCCTCCGAGACGGGTGCAGGGATTCTGCACGCGACCGCCTCTGGTGCAGATGTCGACATGCCGTCCGAAACAGGCTTCGGTGAAGCAGGCACATTTGCGTCTGGTCCTTCTGCCTCGATCGATGTAGACAGTGGCTTTGCCACAGTCGGCGGTGTTGGTTCCGGGGCATCGGAGCGTGCCGGTACCGCAGATAAGAGCGGCTTCGCCGTTCTGGACGCAAATGGTTTCGGTGCGGATGTCGATATGCCGAGCGAGACCGCGGCAGGAATCGCAGGTCTGGTCGGCTCAGGTCCAAGCGCCTCCGTCTTCGTCGAGTCCGGCTTCGCTGATACGGCTGCGTTCGCAGCAGGAGCATCCCAATTCATCTCTGGCGGCGGAGTCGTCTATGAGAAGTCCGGCTTCGCTGACGTCGGATCATTCGCTTCTGGTTCTCGCAACAGCGAACTCGCCAAGACGGGGGCCGGAATCGTCTCTGCCTTCGGATCTGGTATTGAGAGCGGCTTTGAGAAAGAGCCATTCTTCGGCGGCATCATCAGCGCCAAGCGGCCTCCGATCAGAACAGTCCAACTCCGACCACGACACGCAACAGTCATCGTCACCGCATTCGCGCCACACCTCACCATCACCGAAACACCAGGAGCACCCATCGTCAGGACACGTCCGTTGGCGCCGATGCCGACCCTCATCTTCCAAGCCGCAGCCATCTCGAGTGAGACGCTCGGCGAACTTCCACGCAGCAAGCGTGAACTGATCGACAGGATCGTGATCTACGACACCGTATGACCGGGACAGCACTCCATCATCTAGCCCACCCAGAGTGGGTATTTCTTTGCCCGCGAAAGGGGGCTCACAGATGGAACTGACCCGCGCACAGTGGACCAGCGCATACATGGACAACCTCCCCGACAGCAGCTTCCTCTACATCGAGCCGGGAGGCAAGAAGGACGGCGAAGGCAAGACCAAGCCGCGTTCGCTGCGGCACTTCCCCGTCAAGGATGCGCAGGGCAATCCTGACCCTGCTCACATCAGAAACGCACTTTCTCGCATCCCGCAGTCGAATGTGTCGGCCAGCGCGAAGGCGTCGGCGACAGCGGCGGCACAGAAGATGTTGAAGTCATCGAGTAGGAGCGACATGGACACACCACCCCGCGACGACCTCGTCCGCACGACGAGCACGTTCGAGTTGAAGAGGTCGGAGGGTAGTGACATGCCGATCCTCTCAGGAACCGCAGCGGTCTTCGGAGAATGGACAGAGATCCGGTCCAACTACGAAGGACACTTCTTCGAGCGGTTCATGCCCGGATCGTTCAAGAAGACGATCTCCGAGAACCGCAGCAAGATCCGTTGCCTCTTCCATCACGGGCAGGATCCCTCGATCGGGTTCAAGCCGCTCGGCCCGATTACCAGACTCGCTGAGGAGAACGGCGGACTCAGATATGACGTCCAACTCCTCGACACCGACTACAACCGCCAGTTGATCCCTGGTCTCGAGGCTGGGCTCTACGGGAGTAGCTTCCGGTTCGGCGTCGTCCAGAAGAACGATGTCCGCACTCCAGAGAGGTCGGCGTGGAATCCGAAGAGGATTCTGCAACGGACGATCACGGACGCATATCTGCGCGAACTCGGCCCGACGCCGCTCCCGGCTTACGCGGGGACGAGTGCCGGCGTCAGGAGCCTCACTGACGAGTTCGTGCTCGCACGGTTCCCGACAGAGGAACTGCTCCGCCGCCTACTCGGCACGGAGCAGCCGACACGAGCCGACATCGAATCGGTGTCGCTGCTCACCCAGATGTACCAGCTCGGCCAGGCGTTCATCTCGGTCGAGGACGACCCTGACGACGCGCCCGACATCGCAGCCATGAACACGATTCTCAACTCTCTCGGTGATCTCATCTCAACCGAGGCGAAAGAAGACGAGCAGGACGAACCTGCCGACGCAGACGAGATGATGAACAGCGCCGAAAGCGCTGTGACCGCACCCTCCAGCGACGCCGTCCTGACGGGCACGTCCGAACTATGGAGAGCCGCAGACAAGGACGAGAAGACCCCACTCTGGGGTCTCGATCGGGACGAAGAGGAGGTGGCGCCAACATGGCGTCTGTAAGCCAGCTTCGGGAGAGGAACGAAGAAATCCGTTCCTCCTTGAAGGACATCGAAGTCGAGAACGCCGGAGAGGCGTTCGACGACGAGACCCGTTCACGGTGGAACGGCTTGAACGAGGAGTTGGTCGGCAACGACAAACTCATCGAAGAGCTGGAAGCCCGCCGCGCACGGATCGTGGAACTGGAAGGCAACGACCACAACACCGAGGTCGAGCCGACCAGAGGCCCGCAGTTCAACACGCGGCGCCAGTCGGTCGTCCCTGACGACCCGACAGCACTCGAGGAGTACCGCGCTCGTTCCAGCTCGCTCGATGAGTTGGAGCAGGGCTACCGTGACGGTGCCCTCAAGATCATCGACGAGCGGTACAGGCACGCCGTCCCCGGCATCAACCGCGAGGACGCACAGGCCGACGCCGAGAGGCTCGTCAACATGGACCAGGAGGTCGCACTCCGGTTCATCACGACCAGCAACAAGAAGTACAGCAAGGAATTCGAGACCTACGTCCGCACGCAGGGCATGGTCGTCGGACAGGAGATGCAGCGCACCGCGTCGCTGACGACGACGGCCGGCGGGTTCGCCGTCCCCGTCGAACTCGACACGACGCTGCTCCTCACCAACGCCGGTGTCGTCAACCCGATCCGCGGCCTCGCCCGGACAAGGACGACGAACGTCAACACCGTCGAGTTCATCAACACGGCAGGAGCCACCGCCATGTTCACCGCGGAGGCGCAGGAGGCCGGAGACGACGCACCGGTCCTCGCGCAGCCGACCGTGAACATCGAGAAGGCGATGGCGTTCGTTCCGATGTCGATCGAGATCGCGGAGGACTGGGCGGGAATCCAGCAGGACATGGCGATGGTGTTCGCCGACGCCAAGAACACGTTGGAGTCCCAGAAGTTCCTCACCGGCCTTGGTCACACGGCGCATGAGCCGCAGGGTCTGATCGCCGCCGGCGGTGCCACGGCAGTCACGTCGACCGCAACGACCGCCGTGTTCGCGGTGGCCGACCTGTTCTCCCTCGACAACGCTCTCAGCCCGAGGTATAGGCCGAACGCGAGCATCGTCGGCAACAGGGCCACGTTCCAGAAGGTGCGTCAGTTCGCATCCAACGGCGTGAACATCTGGGTCCAGTTGCAGGGCGACCTGCCGCCGGAGCTGATCGGATACCCGGCCTATGAGTGGTCAAGCATGAGCGGGGCAGTCACGACGTCGAACTCGACGATCCTGATCATGGGCGACTTCAACTACTTCGCCATCGTCGACAGGGTCGGCATGAACATTGAGTTCATCCCGCACCTGTTCGGCTCGATCAACCGCTACCCGACCGGGCAGCGTGGACTGTTCATGTACTGGCGGACAAGCTCACAGGTCCTTTCACCGGTCCTGTCGGCGAACTCGGCCTTCCAGTCGCTCAAGGTGCTCTAGGAAACCAACGAGCGGATCGTGAGGGGTCGGCGCGGTCCCGGCACCGGCCCCTCAACCCACCGGGATAAGGAGACACACAAATGCCTAGGAAAAGAAAGACCGGAAAGGCGTACCTCGCCAACCAGTCATTCGTCGTGAACCTCGACGCGAACGGTCGCGTCATGACGGACGCATCAGGGATCGACAAGAGTTTCCACGAGGGACGCACTCGCGCCTATGAGGGCGATCCGATCGTCGAATGGGCGCCTGACTGGTTCGACGAGCTCGAGGACGTCGACATGGCTCAGTCATACGAATGAGCGATACCAACGGGACACCCAAGCGCAAGATCCTCTGGCACTCGGTATGTCCGTGGGTTCCGACCGGGTACGGTCAGCAGACAGCCCTGTTCGCGCCACGGATCGCTGCCCTCGACAACGTCGACCTCGCCATCTCGTCCGGGTTCGGCCTCAACGGCGGCCCGATCAAATGGGGCGGAGGCATCCACATCTACGCCGGCGAAGACTGGAACCGGACAGCCCTCCAATGGGCAGTCCACCACGGCCACGGTGAACCCTGCACCATGATCACCCTGTTCGACGTCTGGCCGCTCGAGGTTGAGACCTTCCGGGCCATCGACCAGCAGGGACGTCTCGCATGCTGGTGCCCGGTCGACCACAACCCTGCTGTCCCGGCCGTCGTGAACTTCCTCAAAGAGACGGGGGCAGTCCCGATCGCCATGTCACGGTTCGGCGAGAGGGCGTTACGAGACGCAGGACTTGATCCTCTCTATGTTCCGCATGGAGTGGACACGACCATGTTTATGCCGCGCGACCGGACAGAAATGCGGCAGCTCCTCAACTTCCCAGAGGACGCCTTCATCGTTGGCATGGTCGCGAACAACCAGGGCCAGTCGCCGGCGCGCAAGGCTTTCAGCGAAGCGTTCCTCGCATTCTCGATCTTCCAGGAATCGCACCCGAACGCGATCCTCTACCTCCACACAGAGATGAGCGGCTTCCGCAATGGCTTGAATCTGTACCGGATGCTCGAACGGTTCGACGTGAACGACCAGCAGGTTCGCTTCACGGAACAGGTGAATCTTGAGCACGTCTTCCCGCCCGGAGCCCTGAGCGGGCTCTACAACTCGTTCGATGTGCTCCTCAACCCGTCATACGGTGAGGGGTTCGGTATCCCGATCATCGAGGCGCAGGCTTGCGGGACGCCGGTGATCGTGACGGACTGGACCTCGATGCCGGAACTCTGCGGAGCCGGTTGGAAGGTTGGCGGTGTCCCGTGGGATCATCCGATGGCCGAGTCGTTCTGGATGAAGCCTGACGTGGACGAGATCGTGTACGCGCTCGAGAAGGCATATGGCAATCGAGACAACGATCAGTTGCGTATGCAGGCTCGCGCGTTCGCGATGAACTACGACGTAGACGAAGTGATGACGTATTGGGTGCGCGCGCTAGACGCGATACATGCGCCGCGGGAGGTAAAGCCGATTGGCCCGAACAGGGCAATGCGGCGAGCGAAGGAGAAGGTGAAAGCCTGATGAGCAAGGAAATCTGGCTTCCGATCACGGAGACGAAGGTAACTGTCGTAGACGGCACGGTGAAGACATGGGATGAGATGAAGATGACGCCTCACTCCGTCTCAACGCCGACAGGATTCCAGGTACCGAAGGAGGACGAGGATGCCTCTTAGCATCTCAGGAACCGGCAACAACGCAGTCCCAGACGAACTGATCGTCAGGCTCCCGAAAGGGAAGCCGCCGAAGAAGCCTCCGGTGAGCAAAGGCAAGTGAAGATCGCCGTTCTTACATTGACGCGCGACCGTCTGCCTTACACGCAGGCATGCTTCGCCTCACTCCACGAGTTCGCCGGTTGCGAGTTCGACCACCACGTCCTCGACCAAGCCTCCGACGACGGCACCTTCGCATGGCTGGACAGAGAGTTCGCCGAGAACAGGGTCCAGACGATCGTCTCGCAGCCGGAGAACGTCGGGATCTGCCGCGGCATGAACGAGCTCGTCGAACTCGCGCTCGCCAGCGCCGACTACGACCTGATCGTCAAGTACGACAACGACTGCCAACTCACCCAGCCGGACACACTCAAAGACGTCTGCTCTCTCGTCATGGAGGGAGGCTGCATCCTCTCACCCAGGATCCTCGGACTGGAGAACCCGCCGGCGTCAATGCGAGAACTCACCATCGGCAGCGAGACCATCCTTGACGTCCCGCAGATCGGCAGCATCTTCATGGCCGTCCCAGCCTGGGTCTACGACGAGTTCCGCTACGACGAATCCCAGATGCTGTTCGACGACGTCCAGCTCTGCTGGTGGTACAGACGGCAGGGCGGAACTTGTGGCTATGTAAAGAGGCTCGAGGCGTGGCATTACCTTACGACCGCCGGCCAGAAGGCCGACATCCCTGACTACTTCGTCCGCAAGGAAGCCGAGTTCGAGGCGGCGAAGGCATGATCTTCGACAGCGACGACCTCTACGAAGGACACGACCGGCTCGACCTCCTTTTCCGCCTACGCGCCATCAACCCGCTATTCCGCATGACAGCGTTCGCGATCCCGTCCAAATGTCCACGCGCCTACCTCAACAGACTCCCCGACTGGATCGAGGTTGTGCCGCACGGCTGGCTACACGGAGATCCCGGCAGCGACGGTGGTGAGTGCCGCGACTGGACCTACGACCAGATGGTCCAGGTCATCGACCAACTCGAGAAGAACCCGCGCTGGAAACGCGGCTTCAAGGCTCCCGGCTGGATCATCAGCGACGAATGCTACGAGGCCCTCGAGGATTCCGACTGGTGGGTTGCAGACCAGCCATACAACGACGACCGCCGACCGGAAGGACTCCGCGTTCACCGGCTTGGCGATGGAGATCACATCCATTGCCATATTCAAAATGTCTGCGGGAACGGACTTGAGGAAACCTGGGACTATCTAGTGGAGCGCGTCACGAACGCTAAGTCGTTCGAGCTCATCAGCGAGGTTGTGCAGCCCTTCGTGCGGGTGATGGCGTGAGGATGGTCGGAGGGGCCAGGTTTCCCCAGCCCCTCATTAGTCTTGCCTTGACCCGTCTGACCTTGCCAGGCCAGGCCCCGCCAATGCACGCGGGGATAAGCCTCGGTGAGCCCTGCCTAGCCCAGACCGTTCATGCCGTGTCTCGCCGGGACGGGTCCGGCCTAGGAGAGTCCAGTCGTGATCAGACACGTCCAGTCATGATCAGCCGAGCCTGGTCGGGCCAGGCCAAGGAAGGACACGCCTTGACTTGTCTAGGAAAGGCCTGTCTCGCCTCGCCGGGCCATGACGAGCCGGGCCAGGACACGCCAAGTCTCGGTGAGACTCGCCAGGACAGGTTGGGCCACGCCACCCTCGCCAATGCCCGCCTTGGTAAGTCTTGCCCGGACTCGTCTCGCCTGGACTCGCCAGGTCCGACCTCGCCTAGGTTGTTACAGCGCCTTCTCAACGCGCTTCTTGCGCTCCTTCCCATTCGGATGATTCAAGCCATGCGTCAAGTCCTGAGACTCGATCGCACTGACCCCGGTCGCGGCCGCCATCTTCGATCGCACCGCATCCAACACGTCCGGAGCGATGAAGTCGGCAGGATCACCGATCAACTCCGCCGAACCCTTGAACCGGCCGAACCGTGGCCGAGCATCCCCGAGACCCTTGTACATGCCGGCCTCCCTCGCGATCAGATCGACCGTATCAGGATCGAGGATCGTCAGGTCGAGTTCCAACTCGAGGCTGACGTTCCAGTCCGTGAAGCAGGGGCGGGTACGGATGACGCGGCTCTGCCCGACGCTGACTCCCTTGCGGGAATGGAACAGGCCGGACTTCCAGAGCTCGTCCGCCGACTTCGGACCCTCGTAGCCGAGCAACGTCTCCTCTTCGACGGGAACGATTCCCGCGACGATGTGCTTGCCCAGCTTGTGCCGGGTGGCTCCCTCTTGGAGACATCGGATGATGTTCCAGGTCGGGATGTACGGGTCGGACTGCTCGCCGGTCGGTCCAGTATCGACGAGCCAGTAGCCGCCGCCGACGAACTCGCGGCGAGCGACCTCCTCATGGTCCCGTTCGGTCTTCTTCCGTTTCCCTGTCAACTCCGCGAGCGACTTGGTGTACAGGTCGAGAGGGTCTGCGAGCCGCTCGTTGTGCATGAGCAGCGGACTACCGTTCACGGCGGATGCGCCGTCGAACGTGACACGGATACGTGCCATGGTCTAACCTCAGTTCTGCCGGTGGCTGTGTCTGTAGGGGATCCGGTCACCGGCGTTTCCCGGTTCCGCGGCGGACACTACAACAATGTAGGCGCGCTAGTCAAGGGTGTCGCGTGAAAGACTCAATGCGGCTACATGGGATTCGCAGCGAGGTCAATCTTCACGCGCGCCAGCTTTCGCCGATGACGCCCGATGAGCGCCAGAACTATCTTGACTCGCTGATCGGGCCGAAGACGGTGAGCGCCAGTGAAGCTGACATGCGCGCCATGCTTATGACGCGATTGAGGGAGTTGAGCCTGTGGCCGCCGCGCTGACAGCTAGCCGCCTCAACTTCGCCTGCGGGGATACGATCTGGTCTGGGTTCGACAACAGCGACATCGCAGGCGAAGTTGGCAGCACCTATCTCGACCTCGAAGACTTCCCCTACCGCTATGAGGACGACTCGGCAGAGGTCATCATGATGTCGCATGCCTTGTTCGTCGGAGACAAGGGCGTGCCGGCGCATCCTGACTTCGCGCCGATCATGGCCGAGTGTTACCGCATCCTCCAGACCGGCGGATGGCTGCGGATCGACGACAACCCGTTCCGCTGCTATCTCGACGGAGACGTCTATCCCGACGACGAGCTAGCGCGCGAGCAGACCGCGCAGTTTCCGCCGCAACTGAAAATTCCGCGCGAGACGCTACGCGAGCTTCTCCGAGACGCAGGCTTCAAGCGAGTGGAGGATGTGCCGCAAGGGATGACGCTGATCCCCGGAGACGCTGAGCTCCACCAAGCGATTATCGGAAACTGCCTGACGCACGTCTCGTTCACGATCGAAGCGCAGAAATGACGCAGCTCGACATCGTCCTCCTCCAATGCGGCCTCTCCGACCTCACCGTCCGCTGCCTCCACAGCATCCCACGGGACTTCCGCATCATCCTCGTCGACAACGGCAGCCCGGAAGCCGATATCGAGCACGTTCGCAAGGAGCTGCTTCCGGGCGACTCGATGATCCTGCTCCCCGAGAACTATGGGTTCGCCAAGGCCATGAACATCGGTATCGAGAGCACCACAGCACCGTTCATCTGCATCCTCAACAACGACACCGTCGCCGCCGACGACGCCTTCGACAAGATGCTCTACTACTTCGGCATCGACAAGAGCCTCGGCATCGTCGGGCCGCGCACCAACCGCTGCGAATCCGAACAGCGCGCAGACGGTCCCGGCCACCAGACCTTGTTCTACACGAACGGATTGCTCGCATTCTTCTGCGCGATCGTCCGCCGCGAGGCACTCGAAGAGGTTGGACCGTTGAGCGAGGAGTACGGCCTCGGCTATGGAGAGGACGACGACTACTGCATCAGGATGCGTCAGGCCGGCTGGAAGCTGGGAATCGCGAACGACGCCTGGGTCGACCACGACCACCACGCCACCTATCGTGTGACCATCGGCGAGGAAGGCATGGAACGCGAAGGCCAGCAGGGACTCGCCCTCTTGCGCGAGAAATACGGGGCTGTCGTATGACCGCTGTTGCGACCACCAGGGGCAAGGAGATTGCGGAGTGGGCGATCCGTGCTGACGCCTCACAGAAGATGGACGAGTTCGAGCATCTCGTCGATCTGGTGGTGGAGCTCGAGCCGAAGGTGATCCTTGAGATCGGCAGCAAATGCGGTGGTTCGCTGCTCGCATGGCGTCTCGCAGCTCCCGACGCGAAGATCATCAGCGTCAGCCTCACCGATGGTCCGTTCGGCGGTGGAAGCGTTGGGGGTCAAACGATCGAGGGAGAGATCGAACATTGGCTCAACGTGAACTCTCATGAGCAGAGCACGCTGACCACGGTCATGAAGATCCTCCGCAATGAACCGGTCGACTTTCTCTTCATCGACGGAGACCACACCTACGAAGGCGTCCTCCAAGACTTCGCGATGTATAGCTGGCTCGTCAGAAGGGGTGGCCTGATCGCCTTCCACGACATCCTGCCGCATCCCACCGAGACCGGTGTGTTCGTGAGGAAGCTGTGGAAGCAGTTGACGCCGAGATTCGAGACGCAAGAGTTCTTGGGTGACGAGCGACGTGACATGGAATTGTGGGGCGGGATCGGGGTTATTACGTGGTGACGATAAGCGTGATAATCCCGACCATCGGACGCGACTCGCTGGCCGCCGCGAAAGAATCATGTGCCGGCGCTGACGAGATCATCATCATCGAGAACCATGATGGAGACCACGGCTACTCGGCGCGCACGAGAGGCATCCAGAAGGCCACAGGAAGCCATCTGGCGTTCCTCGACGACGACGACGTCTACACGGCAGGGACGATCGAGTTGATGCGTGAGGCAGCTTGTGACGTGCCGGTCATCTTCAAGATGGACCACCACCAGCATGGAGTCATGTGGCGTCATCCGTGGCTCGAGTTCGGCAACGTCGGCACTCCTATGTTCCTTGTGCCGAACCGGCCAGAGGAGTTGGGCGAATGGAAGGAGCACGCGCCAGGGTTCGCGGAGCCGGGCGGCGACTTCTCGTTCATCAGCGGATGCGTCGAGAAGATGGGCGGACCCGAGTGGCGCGACGAGATCATCTGCATGGTCAGGCCCGACTTCCCGACGATCGCGATCGTGACTCCCTGGCTGAACGGACTCGAGTTCGCGGACGCCTATTTCGCAGCCGTGAACCGTCGCAGTCCAAGAGACGAGGTCATCGTCGTGGACGATGGCTCCAACCAGCATCTCCCGTTCGCGCAGATCCGTAACGACGAGTCGACAGGGTTCGGCTCGACATGCAACCAGGGGCTACGAGCAGCCAAGTCCGACATCGTCTTGTTCCTCAACAACGATGTGGTGGCGCGAGAATCGCGCTGGCTCGAGCCGATCCGCGAAGCCATAGAGCCGGGAGTCCTTGTCGGAGCCCAGTTGCGCGACGACCCGCACGGCTCAGTCGATGGAACACCGTTGCCTTACCTGGACGGATGGTGCCTCGCCGGCATGAGAGACGACCTCCTAGAGATCGGCGGCTTCGACGAGGACTTCCAGCCGCCCGCCTATTACGAGGACAACGACCTTTGCCTCCGTGCCCGTATGGCAGGCATGACTCTCCGAGAGGTGCGCGTACCACTCCACCACATCCGTAACGGAACCATGAAACCCGACGACCCGAAGGTTCGCGCCGCGACGTTGGCGAACCGGGAACGGTTCATCGCTCGAGCGAGGGAGGCGCTGACTCTTGCCTACTAACTACATCACCAGCACCCAGTTGAAGAACACGCTCGAGATCGGGACAGCCACCTACGCCGATGATGACATCACCACCGCCATCTCCTCGGCGAGCAGAGTCATCGACGCCTACAAGGACACCAAGTTCTATCCCGTCGCCGAGACGCGCCGGTACACGGCGAACGTGAACGAGTGCAGCATCCAGATTGACGATCTCGTGACGCTTACCGCGTTGAAGGTGGACATGCAAGGAGACGGCACCTATGACACGACGTGGACGGTCGACGTCGACTTCTACCTCGAGCCGATCAACGCCGCTCTCGACAGCAGGCCGTACAACCAAGTCACGCTGAGACCGCAGGGCGGAGACATCTGGCCGCCGTTCGACTACGGCGTCCAGATTGGTGGGACGTTCGGCTGGTCAACGGCCCCGTATCAGGTGACGCAGGCGACAACGATCCTCGCCGGCCGCTACCTCAAAAGGGCACGCGAGACGCCATACGGGATCCTGACAGTCGGCACCGATGCAATCGCCGCGGCCCGTCTCGGCAAGATCGACCCTGACGTCAGCTTCCTCCTCGACAACCTCGACGCCGATGAGCCGCTTCTCATCTTGTGACAGTCGAGACCTCACAGATCCGTGCCGGGCTAGTCGCGAACATCAAGGCGACGGTTGGGAGCACCGCTCAGGTAACTCCATATAAGACTCAGTCTCCTACTCCGCCCATGCTGCAAGTCACGGGCTTCGGTGAGTTGGTGAGGGTCGCGATGGGTTCCTGGCAAATGGAGTTTCTTGTTCAGGGACTCGCAGGAGCACCCACGCAGGAGTCAGCGCAGATGAGACTGGACGGGTGGATCTCACCACTCGGTACGACAAGTATTTGGAAGGCGATCGAATCCGACAAGACACTCGGAGGGGTCGTCAACAACGCCATAGTCACCAGATGTGACGGTGCCCAATTCCTAGAGACGCCCAGTGGTGAAGTTTGGGGTACTACTTGGCATATCCAGATCGAGCTCTAACCGGGACGCATGTGCATATCCATCCATAGTCCCGAAGGGAGCTGACCGTGGCAAAGTTTGCCGCAACCGATGTTCTAGTGCTCATCAACAGCACGAACATCTCCGACTGGTGCGTTTCCGTCGACACGCCGGATGCACGCACCCAGATCGACGTGTCGGGGTTCAACCCGACCAGCACATCGGAGTTCGTCACCGGACGCCGCACACAGTCAGCCGTCGTCCAGATTTTGCAGGACTTCGGCAACACCCAGATCCACCAGTTGCTCAACCCGCTCTACACGAGCAGCACGGCGACGTTCGCGTTCGAGGTCAGGCCGACCTCGGCTGCACGGTCAGCCACGAACCCGTGGTATGGCGGGACCGCCCAGCTCTACGAATACGACGCCTTGAACGCGCAGTTGGACGCTCGCGCGGAGATCACGGCGACGATCCTGCCGGCGTCAGGTGCCGTCTGGGCGTGGGCGACGAGCTAGATGCCTGACGAGTTCGTAGTCAGCGGCCTATCGGAGTTGTTGAAAGCGTCGAAGGCTATGGGCAGCGCAACGAACAAGGAGGTGCGGGAGGCGTTCCGCGAAGCAGGAGACATCGTCAAAGTGGACGCCGTCCCGCGCCTCGCCAAATACAGCACCAAGTCGGCGGCAGGATTCAAGGTCCGCGTCCGTCAGCGCGGAGTCGCCGTCGAGCAGTCACTTCTCAAGACGACAGGGAAGCGGCCCGACTGGGGCTCGTTGCAGATGAGGAAGGCTTTGCTACCGGCGGTGACGAAGACGATGCCGGAGTTGGAAGCAGAGTTCGTGAAGGCGATCGACAAGATCGCCACCATTTTCGAGACGTACTAGGAGGCCGGGACATGGCACAGGAAGCTGGTTTTGAGTTGAAGTTCCCCGACGCGGACTCGGAGTTCTTCCCGTTCGCGATCGGGATGAGCGGCGCGAAGGACTTGAAGATCATCGACCGTTGCACCCAGATGCCCTTGGACGAGTTCGCGGAGGCGTTCGATGATCCGTCGCAGCGTGGCCGTGGCCCGATGATGCTCGCCATGATCGGCCTCAGCATCCGCGCCAAGCATCCCGACTGGTCGGTGGAACGCATCATGCTGCTCGTCGACGAGCTCGAGTTGAACGAGGTCACGTTCCTGGGGTCGGAAGAGGAGGAGTCGAACGGGGCGGTCCCTTTGACCGAGGAGCCGAAGCCAGAGGACGACGCAAGCAGCTCCGGCTCGCCATCCGACGAATCCGAGTCATCTGTGACCCCAGCGGAGACATCTGCTCCCGAACCGAGCCCCTCGACATCCGAGGGTTCCAGCGAGACCCCAGCCTGATGTGGGCGCCGTGGATGTTGAAGTTCAACCTGCACCGCGGCGACATCGTCGATGACAACATCAGCCTGTTCGAGATCATCGCCCTCTGGGATGCCGTGAAGGAAGGCGTCTAGTTGAACACGTTTAGTCGCAGGGTTGGTGTCGAGTTCTTCGGTGACGCCGCATCGCTCAACAAGACGTTCACTGAGGTCGGCGTCGCGACGAAACAGTATGCGACTCTTTCGACTGAGGCTCAGGCGAAGGTCACGAAGAGCGTCCTTGACGGTACGGCGACCAGGATCGCGGCTACCAAGCAGAGCATCGCCTCATTCCAGTTGGCGTCTGAGAGTTACGTCAAAGGCTCCGACCAGCAGATAGCTGCTGCCTACCAGTTGGGGATCGCGCAGAAGCGGCTGGCTGTCCTGACGGGTGAGACCGCGACTTCGACGCTGGCGTTCAGCGCGAAGTCTAAGACGGCGGAACGTGACTTCGGCAAGACGACGAGAGGCATCCTCGCCGGCTCCGGTGCGTTCACTAGCCTCGGCCGCTCGCTCGCATTCGCGTCCGGCGGGTTCCTTCTGTTCGCGTCCGGCGCCGCCCTTATCCGCAAGAGCATCGACGCAGCCAGAGAGTTCGCCGTGGCGCAACGTCAGGTGACGCGGCAGCTACAGGTGAGCGGGAAGTCGTGGGCGGACTATGGGGCTCGCATCAACGAAGCCGATCTGAAACTCAGTCACGTCTCTGGATTCACGAACAAGGATCTCCTTACCTCGTTCACGACCCTGTTCCGCGTCACGAACAACGTCGGTAAAGCACTCCATCTCAACTCTGTCGCAGCCGACGTGGCCCGGGGACGCAACATCAGCCTCGCCGCAGCATCGAACGCGCTCGCCAAGGCTGCCGCTGGCTCGTTCAGCGCACTCCGTAGGTTGAACATCGTGATCCCAAAGGGCGCCACTGAATTGCAGGCGCTCGCGTTCGTGCAGCGTAAGTATGCAGGTCAGGCTGAGTCAGGGACTACGACAACGCAAAGGTTCAGCGCCACGCTGACGAACACGGAGGAGATCATCGGTAAGGCTCTCTTGCCCTCCGTGAACAAGTTGGTCGTTGGCTTGGGTAACTGGCTGTCGAAGATGAACGAGACCGGCAGGTTGCAGAAGGATGTCAACGACATCACGAAAGTCGCGGGCGAATTGTTCCGGGCGCTCGGAGACGCGATCGGTGCAGTTGACAAGGTGACCGGATCGTTCAAGAAGACGCTTGAGATCCTGTTGGGTATCTACACGGTGTCGAAGATCGTCGCGTTGACGACGGCCGTGAGCGGACTCGCATCGAAGTGGGGACTGGTCGCGACGGCTGCTGGTGAAGCGGCGACAGCTCAGACCGCCGCTCTAGGTGCAGGCGGAGCAGCCGGCGGAGCCGCGGGTGGCGCCGCTGCGCGATCAGGAGTGGTGTCCCGTGTCTCCCAATATGCGTCGGTTGGTGAAGGAGCAGCCGCTGGGGCAGCTTCTCGCCGGTTCCTGCCAGGAGCAGCAGATGTCGCTCCGTTGACGATCCCCGCAATCCTTCTCCTCACCGATACCAAGGTCACAGCTAACGCGAGGAAGGAACTCCACGACTTCATCCACGGAAGCGTCGGCGATGGACTCAAATCCGGGGTCTCGGCTGGACTCGCTGCGGCGAAGAGACTCGGTTTCCTGACCGCGAATACTCTCACCACTCCATTCACGGGGCAGCTTCCAATCGCCGGATTCAAGGCTCTGTTCGGAAGCGGTGGAGGAGGAGGTAACGCCCCCCCGTTCTCGCCCGCGATCACGCGAGGAAGCGGTGTTCCGTCAGCGTTCCAATTCCCGCTAGGAGCCGGCGGAGGACAGGCCGGTGGCGCCAAGGGTCCGATCCAACAATGGGCAGCCTTCAAGTTGACGATCGCAGAGAACGTCGCCCAAGCACAAGCCGCACTCACCAAATCCACGACAGACGACGTCGCAGCCGCGAAGCAGATCATCGCTCGCATCAAGCGCATCATCGCGGCAGGACATCTCCACGGTGACGCGCTCGTCCAAGCCTTACAAGCAGAAGCCGGCGCGATCGGGACCATCCAGAGCGCAGCCGCGGCAGCATCCGCAAAGCGACAGGCCGCAGCAGCCAAGGCACAAGCCGCCGCATCCACATTCCAGCTTCCGGCAGCACTCCAAGTCGCTCAGGCTCGCCTACAAGCCTACGGGGGAGACCAGACCAAGTTGCTCCACGAGGTTATCGCTGTCGCGCAGAAGGCGATCAAGTCCGGCAAGAAAAACTGGCAGGGAGTCATCGCCGCACTGAACGTGATCGGTTCGGCGCGGCAGCAACTCGCAACCCAGACCGTCCAGAACTTCCAGGCGTCTGCGAAGTTGACACTCGCCATCGCCAAGGATCAGGCGCTCGGAAGGAGTCAGACTCAGGATCTACTCAAGTTGCGGAAGGCGATCCTCCACTTCATCGCCACCCACAAGAAGAACATCGCCGCCGTCACTGACGCCTACAACCAGTTATACGCCGTCAACCAGCAACTCGGACAGACAGCCGCATCAGCCCTGGGAGGGTTCAAGCAGGCGTCCACTCGAGCCTTGACGAAGGGACTCGGCCTCACAGACGCTCAACGACGCGCACTCAGGGCGCGTCTGTCACAGCTCGGCCCCGGCGGGACAATCCCCGGTTCCGGGGTTGGAGCAGCCGGGTTCATCATCGGAACCGACGGTCGGCCGCTGATCGTCCACACCCATGTGAACATCGACGGGAAACGTGTCGCCAACAACGTCACCCGCCACCAGCAACGCCACCGCAGACGTAACCCGCACCAGCGGCGCGGTCCTAACGCGGGCGGCTAATGGCCGCCACATGGCAATACGACGGGACGGGCACCCTCATCGTCTCGATCGACGACGCCATCGCCGGCGACTACTACGAACTCTCCTGTTCCGATAGCGGCTCCGCAGTCATCACGGCGGTAGCAACTGGCGCTTCCCTGACGATGACGACGACGGGGGTTGGTGGTGATGGGGCCGGTTTCCTGTTCGGCGCCTACATCTACCACGGCGACAGCAGCAGCGTCAGTACATCTGACCCGTGCCTTTACGACAACATCTTCTCCGAAGGAACGGGATCCACGTCCGGCCACGTCTTCACGCCCGTCACATGGGTCTACAACGGCACGAACTCGCTCGCCGTCACCTTCACCGCAGTTGGAGGAGTCACCTACGAACTTGACGCCTATACCGGTGTAGGACTCCCCGACTCTACGACCGCAGGCCCGTTCACGGGCGGCACAAGCCACACCATTACGCTCACCACCACGTCTCCGACTGATCCTGCTGGCAAAAGTTTCGTTGGTCTCCTACAGAACCATTCGGATGGAAACGAATACTGCAACCGCATCTTTGTTGGAGGCGTGGCGAGCGCCGGCGCGTCGGGTAATCCGACTGCGACGCCAACCCAGAACCCAGCGGGGCGCGTCCTCATCGCCTTCGACGACGGACCATTGGTGGCGAACCCAACGTGGACGGTCATCGACCAGGGAGGATTGTTCCCCAACTCGTTCGTCTCCGGCTACGACATAACGAGCGGACGGCAAACCCTGCTCGCGCAAACCGACACCGGGAGCGCGACCGTCTACATCAACGACCACGACCTCGCCCTCTTCGATCCGAGGAACGCCTCGAGCCCGTACTTTCAGAAGCTCGACGGCCGCCAGATCATGTTGCAGCTCTACGATCCGATCGCTGCCTCGTGGGAGTCACAGTTCCGCGGGCACATCGACAACGTCACCTATGACATAGACGACGCCTCCGACGAGAACGGAGACCCAGTCAACGCGAGCATCCAGTTGGAGTGCGTCGACATCTTCGACTACCTCGCAGGGTACGGTCTCACTCCCGGCCTGGATGGTGTCCTACCAACACTTCCGGGGTCTGAGGACAGCGTCTACTACGCGCAGACGACTGGGACGGTGGACGACAGGATCATCGAGATCCTCGCCGACGTCCTGATCGACTCAACCAGGAGCATCGTGTTCAGCGGAAATGTCTCGGTTCAGGAGACCAAATACAACGCTGACGAGTCCGCTCTCACCGCTCTTCGTGACGCAGCCGATGCAGAGTTTCCCTTCATCGCGAATCTGTACGTGGATCGTCAGGGCCGCGTGGTGTTCCACGGGAGGTATGGGCGCTTCGACCCTGACGGGGTCGCAGCCGACGCCGGCACGGCACGCTGGGACTTCCACAACTGGCAGCTCGGTGACGGCAAGGCGGTCCTCGCCGACGCGACACGCACCCAGATCCGTGTCCTCTCCTATGGCCGCGGACGGTCAGAGGTGATAAACGTAGCCGTCGCATATCCGGCGAATACGCCGCCCGCACAGATGCCGTCCCAGGTGTACGCCGACACGACCAGCATCGAAGACTTCGGCAAGCACGCAGCACCTCCGATGAGCGATCTGCTGGTTGAGCGCGGGATCTTCGACAGCACGGCAAACTACCCGGAGACGCTCATGTACGCGGAACTGCTGGTCAAGAACCAGAAGGATCCGCGAGAGTCGATCACCGCCATCCAGTTGAAGTCGATCAACCCGTCAACACCGAGGGCTGCGAATGTCTGGTCGTGTCTGACGAAGTCGGATGTGAGCGACACCGTGAACGTGAAAGTCGGCTACCCGGACGGGACCGGGTTCACCGGAGGCGCAACCGCCGACCGCTACTTCGTCGAGGGACGCCAGATGACCGTAAGGCCGGCCAACGCCAGCTTTGACTATGTGGAGTTGAACCTCGAGCTGTCACCGTTTGTCTGGTCCGCCGACACCCACTCCGTGTTTCCGGCGCGCGCATGAGCGACCGTCCCTATCTACAGCACGGCTCGAGGCACGGCGCCAATGGGACGGACCCGATTCCAGGAATCGGCCAGGTTCCCTTCGCGTCCCTCACAAACGGCGGCACACCGCAGACCGTCACCGGAGCGGGCACCAACCAGTTCCTCTCAATGGAAGGAGGAACCGCGGGAGCCCTTTTCGAGACGAGCGACAGCGCCGTCTTCTCAAATGCGAACGGCAGCGGACAGTCCGGTGATCCGTGGGGGATCAAGTGCCTGTTGAACGGCACCTACATCGTCAGCGAGAACTATTTTGTGACGGGCGGAACGGCGGGAGTTGCGTTCACCACGTATCACTCTCTCATTGGCGGACACACGATTAGCTTCTACCAGCCCGGGCGAACCGGCGCAGTCGTCGGAGATACCTGGGATGGTGGAGCGCCAGGGAAGGTCCACACGTTCTTCTGGGAACTGGGCGATGCCACAGCGGGAAACCCTGCACCCATGTGGATCCTTCCCTACGCCAATTTGGCGTCTGGTTCAAGCATCACAGTTGCCGTTCAAACGTTCGTGCAGTATCTAGGACCATACGCTGGCGGCAACATCTAGATGGGGTGGGATCTTCTAATACCAAAGGGATGGTCCGGACTGCTCGCAGTCTCCGGAGTGATCTATGGAGTGTTCGGAACCGTCCGCTTCTCAGACACGGTCACCATCGGCTCGATCATCGTCGCGTCGCTGGTCGTCATCGCCGGCGGAGTTTTCAGCTTCCGCAACAACATGCGAACCTTCTGGCGCAACCTCGCCGAAGAGAGGCAGGAGCAGATCAGAGTCCTCGAGGAGCACGCTCGAGAGAGAGAAGAACACACGCTCGAACTACAAGAGCAGTACCACGAGCAACTAGCCACGTCCGCGGAACAGCAGAGACTTCTTCGCCATGAACTAAAGAACGAGCTCGTAGCAGTCAAGGCTCTTCTCGCCGTCGAACACTCCAAGACCGACCTCTCCGCGCTTCTGGATTTGCTCGCCAGACAGCATGATGAGGCGATGCAGAGGATGAATATCGGCATGGAAAACCAGACGCGGATTCTAGGACTTCTGGGCGATAGAAGAAAAACGTGAACCGGCAACGCCGGAACCCAACCGGGAAGTAGGGACAACATGGACTGGAAAGATTCCATCAACGAAGGATCGATCGCTCTCGCACTCGTAGTCACCATCGCCGCCCTCGCCGTCGTCGTCATCGTCAGCGGCTCCGACGCGATCGGCGCTACCGGCCTCCGCGACCTCGCCATCCTTCTCGGCGGTGCCCTCGCTGGGACCAAAGTTCCGAAGTCGTGAGCGCCGCAACCGTTCTGCCGCACGTCCTCCCAGAGTTGAAGTGGCAGTCGACGCCGAACTGCGGCACCCGCAACGGGGCCAAGATCCGGCTCGTAGTCGTTCACCGTTGGGGCGTCCGCTTCACCGACGAACAGGCCGAGTCACGCTCCTATCAGGGCGTCATCAACTTCTTCAAGCAGCCCTCGAGCCAGGTCAGCGCGCACATCGTCTATCCGGGCTCCGCGGTACCGGGTGAGGCGACACAGATGGTGCCGTGGCATCAGAAAGCATGGGCGGAGGCGTACTACAACCCCGACGCGGTGGAGATCGAGAGCGCCGACGCTATCTGGCTGGGGGCCGACCCAGCAGGATTCCACCAGCTCGCTCGCATCACCGCCTATCTGCTCCACCATCATGGCCTGCCGCCGAAGGAGCTCGACGCCACAGGGATCGTCCACGGCACAGGGTTCTGCCGTCACGGAGACCTTGGACAACTCGGGGGCGGCCACACTTCCTGCCCGACCACGAACCCGCATCTCTGGTCGGCGTTCGCCGGCTTGGTGCGATACGAATATCATCGTGGTGGATTCAGGCCGGACTGGGGAAAGCCTTGAGTAGTTGGCGCGACCTGTTCGGCTACGCCACCATCAACAGCAAACTCGACGACATCACTAGGAGGCTCAAACTCATGGCAGCAGACCAGGCAGCACTTGACCAGGCAGTCGCCGATCTCGTCACCCACACCGACGCGATCGACGCGGCCGTCACAGCTCTCATCGACAAGATCAACTCGTCTCCCGCGGCCGCCGACTTCCAGGCTGAGGTCGACGCTCTCACCGCAGCAACGGGGAACCTCCAGACGGCAACCGCCGCAGCCAACACGGCTCTCAACCCGCCAGCATGAACATCAACCAGATCCCCGCACTCGCTGCAGTCGTCTGTTTCGCCGTTTCGCTCCTTTCGGCGGTCGGCGCGTTCAGCGCCAACGAGGCAGCATGGACAGCAGGAGGCCTGCTCTCTCTGGCTGTCGCTGTTCTCGCGCCGAAGCTGTGACCGACCAGACGTTCGGACCCTATCCGGCCAAGATCGTCGGCATCCACGATGGTGACACGATGACCCTCGACATCGACCTCGGGTTCGACCACATGATCGTCGGTGACGACTGGAACGGCAAGACACGGCTGGCCTGCCGTGTGGTGGGAATCAACGCGCCGGAGCTCTCAACGGTGGCTGGGAAGGCGGCGCTCGCCTACGCGCAGACGCTAATCAAGGTCGGCGACCTCGTTACGGTCGTCTCTCATGGCTGGGATAAGTACGGTGGCCGCTTCGACGGGGCGGTGACGCTCGCGAATGGTGCGAGCTATGGCGACGCGATGATCGCTGCGGGGCAGGCTGTGTTTTGGGATGGGACTGGGGCGAAGCCGGTCCCAACGTAAAGTCTGCTTGACTCTCGTGGCATGGGGTGGTAAGAATGCCACCCATGGATACACAGAGCAAGCCCAAAGGTCGGCCGATGCACGAAATACTCCGTATCGTCGCCGAGGACACCGCCCGCTTCGACGAATTCGCTGAGGCATGGCCCAACCTGACCATGCGTGAGCAGATCGCGCTCGTCGAGTATGCGAAGGAGCACGCCGCGTCAGCATGAGCAGCAACCAATACCTGACCGAGAAGGTCAACCTCAAACTCGACGTCGAACTCCTCGATGCGCTCAGGCGTCGCGCTGATTCCGAAGATCGGACGGTTGCTGCCGAGATTCGTCGCGCCCTTCGCTGGTGGTGCTTTATTCATCCAGCGGAAGACTCCGGTGAGGCGCCAGCATGACGATCCTCTCGCCGAAGCTGAACACCATCTGCGCCGTCCACGGCTGCACCACCGGCACCGAATACACGAGAGTCACGGCCAGCGGAGACCTTGTCGGCTACTGCCGCCAGCACGCGATCAAGGCTGCCGCCCTCTTCGACAAGCCGTTCACGAAATGACCGACGAGACCATGATCGAACAGCTCACAAAGGAACGCGACGAACTGCGAGCCGCACTTGTAGGAGTTGCCATGTTCATCGACACCGTCCTTTCCGTAGGCATCGTCGATCCTGACACCTATGAGAAGCTGTTCAAGGACAAGCCGTGACTTGTCCTCGCTGTGGCCGTGAGCAGCCGACCCTTGCCAGCCCCTGTCCTGAGTGTGGTTTGTTGGATTCGGGTGCCTTCAATCCCGGCCTGACACGACCGCCAGAAGTCGTGTGTGCCATAGACCCCCATGCCGGGGCGGAGACACCCGAATCGAGCAAGCCTAAGCCGCCTTCGGGGTCGGAACCACAGGCGACGCTGGATTCGCAGTCCTCCGTCTCGGCTGCCGTTGGTGGCGAGCAGCCGTCCGACCCCGAACTACGAGCCGCGTTCATGCGGGCGCACCGGGCATGGTCTCAGAGGTTCCAGCCGTGGCTGTTGATGGATGAGGAGTGGCTCAATGCGTGACCGCTTCGTAGTCCGCAGCACAACCGGCTACAAGATCAAACCGTCCACCGGCCTCTACACGGCTGGCAGCAAGGAAGCACCCACCAGCTACTACGTTCTCGATCGCGGTTACTGCTACCGCGTCGTCTACGCGGTCGACGGCCAGAATCACGGCAACCGCTTCAAGAAGATTACGGACGCCGATCGTCAGGCTATGGCTGAGGCGAAAGCCGACAAGCTGAACGCATGGGCGGCGACGGCATGAAAGCCAAGACGTGTGCCCGCTGCGGCAAGCGCCTCTCGCCGTTGCCGGTTCAGCGTGTCTACAGCCGCTTCACGAATCTCTACTACTGCGGCAATGTTGCGGCTTGCGCGAAGCGCCAACGCCGCAGGAAGAAGGTGGCAGCATGACTAAGTTCGTCGTAATGGACACCGGACCGTTATTCGATTCTTTGCTCGACAAGGCTGGAATCGACAAGACATACGTCAGCCGACTGATCCTGGATTTGGAGGTCGGCAGCGCAGGAAGACTTTACCTCGAGATGTTCGCCGACTCCGAAGTGCTCAGTCTCGCTTTGCCTAATGGCTTTCAGATCGGGACGGTGGAGAAGAGATGACCGACCTCGTCCAAAGCAAAATCATCGAACCCGGCGCATCGTTTGACGGCGGCACGGGTGAACTCGTCCCCTACCAGCCACCCACCACCGTCTCGCTGTTCGGCACCAACGACCCCGCCGGGGTTGTAGAGGCGGCTCGAGCAGCAGCCATCCCGCTCGTCGACGTCATCCGCAAACAAAAACTCAGCGTCAAGATCGGCCCCAGCGAGCACGTCCGCGTAGAAGGATGGACGCTACTCGGTTCGATGCTTGGTGTGTTCCCCGTCTGTGTGTGGACGCGCCAGCTCATGCGCGATGACCGCGAGTTCGGCTGGGAAGCTCGAGTAGAGGCTCATACGAGGTCTGGCGAGGTCGTCGGCGCTGCGGAGTCTCAATGCACGCGCGACGAGAACCAGTGGTCATGGGAGCCCACTGGAAAGAATGGACAGAAACTTTCCCCTCGCGACGACTACGCGCTCCGGTCGATGGCGCAGACCAGGGCGACGTCGAAGGCGCTGCGTCAGCCATTGGGGTTCGTGATGCAGTTGGCCGGGTTCAATCCGACGCCGGCGGAGGAGATGCCGCGCGACGAACCCAAGAAGCGCGCAGCTCAGAAGACTGAGTTGCCGGGCGAGACGTTCGAAGACATCTTCAAGGAGAGCCACACATCCGGCGAAACACCGACCAAGGCTGCGTCGACGAAGCTGAACCTGCTCGTCGTGGAACTGCGGGACGCGGGGAAGATCACGACGGAGCAGCTCTATCACTCTGTCGGTCTGATGCGCGATGTAGACCCGGACGATCTCGCGGCTGCGTTGCCCGATGCCCGTGATGAAATAGATGTGGCTTCGGGGACCTCCGAGTCCACGCTTCCAGGGAAACTCCACTGGGGGCCGCTGTCCAAGACGTTGTCGAAGGGTGAGGCCCACCAGTTGATCGATCGGTTGTCGAAGCTCCAGGCGGCGGAATGAACCTCGCCATCGGCCTCCTCATCCTCGCCCTCCTCGTCTCGATGCTCGTCGCCATGTGGGTGGACGTGACCGACGCTTGCCATGAGGCGTTCTTGGACGAAGTCTGGGACGACGAATGAGCGCCGACGATCGGGCGCTCACGCACCTCTCGCGTCTCGGCGTGAACCCGGTCGTCGCGCAGCGGCTACTTGGCTACGCGCTGGCGGACGGCATGAGCCTGCGCGAGCTAGTGCGCTTCATCCTCTCCGACTATGCGCCACCGATCGAGGAAACGAGCGAAGAGTGAGCAGTCTCCGCGTAGTTCCCCTCACTTTCCCGAAGGCCAATGAATGCGTCCGCATGTGGCATCGGCACCACGCACCTCTTCCTGGCGGATTCGCTTGGTACTGCCTCGGGGCAACACAGGAAGGACAAATCGTGGCAGCCGCTATCTGCGGTCGGCCGACGAACCGCAACAACGATGACGGACAGACAGTAGAAGTCATCCGACTGGCGAGCGATGGAACACGAAACGCTTGCTCGTTTCTTTACGGCGCCTCCGCTCGTGTCGCACGAGAGATGGGCGCCTCCCTAATCCTTACCTACACGCTCGAAAGCGAAGGGGGAGCATCGCTGCGCGCGGCAGGCTGGAACCGAGACAAGGACGGCATCCAATCTTGGTGGACACACAATGGAAGCAGAACTCCCGCCGTGACGCGTCCGCATCATGACGAGGCTAAGACGAGGTGGTCGGTTCGTTTCCGTGATCCGGTACAGGCGGAACTTCCTGGCATTGGTTTGTTCGCAGAGGTTCTATCGTGAGCCGCCAGTTTGATTGGCTCCTCGCAGGCGCCTGGGCCGCCGTCCTCGGCGTCGCCATCCTCACCCTGATCGGGATCGTGCTGTTGGTGGGGTGGATCGCGTGACCGTCGCCGCCCTCTACGTCGAAACCAACGGCGTCTACTACGGCCTCCCCGACGTAGACCCTTGGGATGAGGAGCGTGATGCGCGGTTGTATGCGGGGCCGTGGCCGGTCGTCGCACACCCGCCCTGCGCCCGGTGGAGCATCCTCGCAGGAATGATTGAGACACGTTACGGCTACAAGCGGGGGGACGATGGGGGCTGCTTCGAGGCCGCACTCAACGCGGTACGGAAATGGGGTGGCGTCCTCGAGCATCCCGCCCACTCAGCGGCCTTCCGAACCTTCGGTCTCCCTATACCGACCCGCGGAGGTGGATGGGTGGGGACCCTTGACGATGGGGGATGGTCATGCTGGATCGACCAGGGCTGGTATGGACACACTCTAAAGAAGCCAACATGGCTCTACTGCGTGGGCACCGATCCGCCGGCTATGAAATGGGGCGAAGGCCCAGGCATCATTCTCCCCCGAAGGTACGCGCCTACGGTAAAGAACCCATTATTCGGGCCGTCGGAGACTGAGCGTAAACGTCTGACTATGCCGACGCCGCCAGCGTTCCGCGACGTCCTACTCGACATGGCGCGGAACGCGACGGGTACAGGCTTAGACTTCGTCTACCAGCGCGCAGCACACCTTGAGATTTCTGATCTCAAGAGTGTTGCCGGAGGCGAGCGATCCGGGGGCGCCTTCCAACCCGACTTCGAGCGCGCCGAGAACGAAGTCACCGATCTCGTCGGCGGTGATCCTACTTTCGGGGACTTCGACGTTCAGGTGGATGAGGATGGTACGGGGCATGTTTCCTCCTATGGGACGGTGACACCTGCGACACTACCATCTTCCGGGGCCGATTGCGAGGGTAGGGACGGTGACACTTTCCTCCCCTCCACGGCCCCGGTTCTCCACGTCTATGAGAATGACGAGGCGACTAGCCTCTTTGGCTATCCCGACGGAAACGGTGAGCGTTGGTGACCCTGTTGCTCGACATGGCTCGCAGCGCAGGCCGGGTGCCCGCATGAGCGGCCACGCCGACACCATCCTTGAAGCTGACCGCCTCTCGGCTATCTGTTCGCTGCGGAGATTTACGCCACAGGAAGCGGAGGAAGCTGTCGATGTGTTACTGGCGATCCCGGAGCTTGTGGCGGAGAACCAACAACTACGCGACGCGCTGGAACAGATCGACGCAGCAGGACGCGTCGAGGTGCGGTATGGAGGTCAGATCGCGGGAGCCATGAAGGACATCGCGCGCGCTGCTTTGGCCGGTACGCCGAGCGAGGCCACCGGATGATCGCAGTGGGCCAACAGACGTGCCTTCCTATCCCTGCCGATGAGTGGGAACGGATCCACAAGTTCGATCCGCGAGGGGCTGCTCTTGCCGACGAGCATTACAGCCGACGCAAGGTCGGCTCGCTCCAATGGATGCCCCCCGGCGAGACGCTGAACCTGCTCTCGGGGGATGGTCGCGCGCTGTTCGGTTGGTGGCGTCCACATCCCGCCAGCGGCTTAAAGGCCATGAATGGCTTGGACGGTTGGACTTGCACGATCTTCCGCAATACCGGGAATGTGCGGTCGAGTCTGCTCATCCTTCGCGCCGAACTAGAACTCAGAGAGCTAGACCGTGGCTGCGGCCCGGACGGGATGCTCACCTACGTCTGGGATAAGAGGGTCGTCTCGGCAAACCCCGGCTACTGCTTCAAGATGGCCGGCTGGAATGTCATCGGTCGTTCGGCGGACGACAAAAAGACGCTCCTTCACAAGCAGTTCGATCTTGCCGGTACGCCGAGCGAGGACACATGAGCGGCCAGGCCGACACCATCCGCCGCGTGTTGAATCAGCTAGGACTGATCCGCTATGGGCGCTTCGAGCGCCCCGCTGCTCAGGAAGGACTGGATGCTCTGGACGCGCTTGTGGCGGAGAAACAGCGGCTACGCGACGAAAGACTTGATGCCATATCACAATGGGAGAAGGCGGACAAGGAGACTAGGCAACTACGAGACGCGCTAGAGTTCTGGTACGCCGCGATCGACAAGGCGCAGCGGCTCGACAACACCGGAGGCGACTCAGCCGTCGCTGTGTCGCTGAATTCGTGGGACGAGGCCCTGCATGACGATCGCGCTGCTTTGGCCGGTACGCCGAGCGAGGACACCGACGTACTGATGAAGTGCTCGATCTGTGACTCGCAGTTCCCGACCGCTGCCGAGCGTGATGCCCACTATGAACGCTGCCTGTCACAAGATGAGGCGCTGGGCGAGAGGTTCGTGGAATGGCCTGCTGGTACGCCGAGCGAGGACACATGAGCGGCACAACCGTCTGGTGTTCACTCGACAACATCTACTACGACGGCCTAATGACGATAGAGATGGGTTGCTACTCAGGCCAGGGGCCGGTGCATTGGCTGGGACGCGAGCTGCCAGAGGTGCAACCGAACCGGAACGCAAACGCAAGCCGGGAAACTCCCGAGGACGCGCTGTCGAGGAAAGGAAAGGGATCGTATTCAGATGGCCTCTCATAATCCTGACCCTACTAGCCGCAGCAACCAGCCTTTCGATCAGCGCATCATCGACCTCGCCAAGAGTGCCGGCGATCAGGCACCACTACACGATCCGGGCGGACGTGAAACTCCGCCGGCACGCGATTCGCAGGGATCGACGCCGTTTGTTGTACGTGTCGGCCTCGAGGCGGCTCGCAGCTATCCAGCGAGTCAAGGAGAGAGCGCGAGCGATCTCATACTCCGCATCACAGCCGACATCTTTCGTCGCAACGGCCTCAGCGCGTCCCGTGCCGAGTTCGCCGCCTGGGAGCTCTGGACTGCATTACGCCCTCTGGACCTGCATACATAACGGAGAAGGAGCATGGAACGCGAACACAGGGAACGGCTACTACGGCGGGCTGCAAATGACCTATGGCTGGGACGGCCTCGTCGGCAACGCAGCCCTGCTCTCACCCGAGCAGCAGATGGCAGCGGCGGAAACCGGGTACCGCCAGTCGGGCTATTCGGAGGCTTGGTTGCTGGGGCAGTGGCCTGTCAGTTCTCGAAGCTGCTTGGGTTACCGCTGACGGGACCGGCGAGGACGTGGTGAAGAAGAAGACGCACCGCTGGGCACGCGCTACTTACATCGATCTCCGCTACGGGATCCTGTGCGAGTGTGGGAACTTCAAGACCGATCAGGCTCTCACCTGTGCCTCATGCGCTGTGGAGCGTCGTCGCAGTCCTGACTATTGGCAGCGGATGACGTGCGCGAGCTGTGGTGGTCCGAAGTCGAAGAACGGGAGGATCTGCCGTCGTTGTCGCCATGAGGCGATGCGCGGAATCAGTCAGCCGACAGGTTCACCGCAGCCGCAGTCTCATCCGTGGCGTAAGTCGTTCGCGTGTGTTGTTGACGAGTCCGCCGGCATGAAAGACACCGTTGGCTAGAGGCATCCAACGCGAGCGCCAGCTCCGCCACAGCCTCGAGGCGGACGATTGGGTCGTGATCCGCGCTGCGGGCAGTCTCGGCTGCGCCGACCTTGTCGCGTTGAAGGATGGGAGGACGCCGATGATGATCGAGTGCAAAGCCACAGCGCGGGGTCCGTATGCGAGGTTTCCGCCTGCGAAGCGGAAGGATCTACGGCAGGTTGCGGAGTGGGCTGGTGCGGATGCGTGGCTTGTTTGGTGGCCTCCGCGTGGTAAGGCGACATGGCTGCCGTGGCAGAGCTGGCCGACATGAGCGAACCTCCTATGGGAATTGCCTGACTCAGGCTCGCATCGCGTGACAAACCTTGAAGCGATAGAGCGTCTGTTGCACGGAGAGGCTACGAACCTCCAACTTCGCAACGCTGGTCTTGAGTTGTTGTCACTCTGCCGTTACCAGCAGGAATCGTTTTCCTCCTATCAGCGCCGCAAGACCGTTGATGATTTGGTTGGACGTGGCCTTCTGCGGGACCGTACTGGCGACGAACCGACACTCTGGGATTCAGCATGATCCGTGCTCTCTGTCCCGTCTGCCACCGCGAGCATCCGATCGAGTTCATCGACGATGGAATGGGACGCGAGGCGCACAGATATCGCATCGCGAAGCACAGGCGCGCCACACGCAACAACAACGAACGCCACCGCGACTGGTTCAACCCTGGAATGCCATGCGAGGGCTCAGGCATGTTGGCACACAAACCGAGGGTGGCTTAGACTCCCTCCTCCATGACTGGCCCTTGAGCAGCCTAGAGGAGCGGTGGCCGCACCCGGCACGGGTTGGTGTCGCGATGCGCCTCGCCAAAGACGTCGGAACCTGTGCCGAGCTGCTCGAGGGCGGCCCGGTGGATCCTGACAGGGTCGACCATAAGCAGTTGAAGTGGGCGAAGCAGCGGCTTCTGGTGCGTCTTGATATGCACGCCATCGACCTCCTCAAAACCGGGTGACGCAACTGCGTCCCATCCACGAGATCGGCCTCGCACCAGACGACGAACGACAGCGCCAACAACTCGAAGACGCCGAGGTCGACGCATACCGTGTCCCAGAAGCCGGAGTCCTACCAGACGACGCGAAACGCGGCGACTTCACCGACCGCGTCCGCTCCAGGCAACTAGACCTCGTCGACAGGATCCGGCACGGCATCCCACCAGCCGAATACCTCCCCGCCTCGGACCTGATGCTCAGGCGCGGCAAGCGCCACTACTGGGCGGCACCGAAAAAGGTGGGCAAGTCGCTGGGCGCCCTGATCCACGCTGGCGACATGGTGCTCGCCGGCGCAACCGTCGTCGTGTTCGACCGTGAGAACGGTGGCGACCTGTATGCGTCCCGGCTCGAGGCGATCATCAACGGACGCGAGATGAGCACACTCCAACAGGCTCAGCTCTCGAAGAACCTTTCCTACTACGAGTTCCCACGCTTCCGCAAAGACGACGGCAACGAGTTGGTCAAGCTGTGCCTGAACGCCGACCTCGTCATCTTCGACAGCCAACGCATGTACCTCAGCGACCTCGGGTTGGAGGAGAACTCATCGGACGACTACGCCGAATTCATGGCCGCCCTGGTTGACCCGTTGTTCGCCGCAGGCATCGCTACCCTCATCCTCGACAACACAGGCCACGGCGACAGCAAGCGTGGCCGTGGTGCCAGCAGCAAAGGCGACCTGAACGAGGTGCTGTTCACGCTAGAAACCATCGAACGGTACGGACTTGACCACACTGGAAAGGTGCGTCTCGAGATCACAGACTCACGGTTCGGCGACACAGGACGCTGGGAGATGAGCCTCGGCGCAGGCAAGTTCGGCTCCTGGGACAAAGTCGAACACACACACGATGTCGCTGCTGATGGGGCGTTCCGTTACACCGGCAAGATGGAACGAGTCAGCATCTTCATCGAGAACTGCGCCGACCCACAGGGCAGGAACACGATCTGTGACGCTATCGGCGGCAAAGGCCAATACGTGAGAGCGGCGATCGACTCGCTGATCCGTGAAGGCTACGCACGCGCGATCGAGGGTGCGAGGGGCGCGAAGTTTGTGGAGTCGTTGAGGCCGTACCGTGAGGACGACGACCACGCTGATGACAATGGCTCTGGCGATGGGATTCCCTGGTGAGCGTCACCATCATCCGCGACTACTGGCCTGACGCCAAGAAGGTACTCACCGACCTACAGTTTCGAGTCGTCACGCTGCGTGACCGTCAAGGCCATAGTTGGCTCGAGATTGCGGCCATCATGGGTCGAGATAGCGCCACCGTTAGAGGCCATTATCGGGCTGCTGGTAAGCGGATGTCTGACTTCTACGAAGGGACCGGGACATGAGCATTACAGGAAACGCTGTCATTCTTGAACCAGATCCAGCAATCCCACCCGGAAGCTCTTGCCAAGAATGTGAGCGTCCCTATGGGCTGTCTCATCTCGGAACATGCTCAGGAGCGGCCATCATGGGAGGCTCGGGAATTGTGGGATTCAGAGAGAAGTCTGATGGAACTACAGAGCAGCTACCGTTCGGGCGCGTAAAAGGCCCCGGCGGCGAGTTCTCAAGTTACGCAGACTGGCTCAAGAATGGCTAGCGTCGCCCTACCACGCTTCCTCGAAACACACGCCACCAGAGCAGACCACGCACGCAAACTCGAGGCCGTCGTCAGAGAATCCGGCGGCAACATGCAAGTGTTGAAGATGGCGCATACAGCCGCGGATTCACGATCACTTCGAGGTGTGCCGTGCGTCGGAAGATCGATCGCTGGCGTGATCGCCGGCACACAACCCGAATCGGTCGTATGTCACTAGAAGCCGAACTCGCGTGGGCTGCTGGTCTGTTCGAGGGCGAGGGATACATTGTTAGACGCAAGGTTGGTGTGCGCGTCTACATCCAAGTGGGCTTACAAACGTGCGATCTGGACGTACTTGAACATTTTGTCGCCGTCCTTCGCAGCCACGGAATCAAGCGCTCTGATAGGCCGCACGGTGTTCAGCATGACTCGTCGATCTTGAAACGGCGGCGGCGGCAAACCCATCATAAGCAGGCTTATTCATGGAGCACTACTGGACATACTGGTGGAGAAGCTTTCCTGCTGATGCGTCCATTCTTAGGTGTCCGCAGACGAGAAACTGGAGATGCGATCCTCTCCGAAGCGACTGAGATATTAGACCGTGTTAGAGCTCCTATTGAATGCATCGGCTGCGGCAAGTCCTTTGTTCGCAGGGATCACGGGCAGTCAAGGACGTTCTGTACAAAGGCGTGCCACGCCAGATGGAAATGGTCACAACCGGGCGAAAGGGCGAAGGCGCGAGAGCGTGAGCATCGCTATCAGATTCGTCTTCGTCAGCGCTCTATCCACGAAAACCAGCTTCCTCTCCGGTAGCCCACGTGGTATAACCCAAGCTTGTAGGGGAACGGGCCGGCGCCGCCTCCGTGAACCTAGACAGTCCGTTGGCATCAGGCGCCGGCCCTCCAAACCTAGGTTGTCCTCTGAGTCAAACCTAGGCTTGTCTCTGATGCCAAACCTAGGCCGTCCTCTGATGGAACCCCGCGGCGCGCTAATCATCTCCTATTCCTACCGGAATAGTAGGGATTCCCGAACGGCTGTTCGTGCCACTCGCAAAGGATAAAGCCGCGCGCCTCGGCCGCGTCTCGCCTATGCGAGCTCGCCGCCGATCGCCGCTCGAGCGTCGGCGCCTTTGTAAAGCCTGCGCGCGCACCCTTGCGTAGCGGTCGCCGCGGTGCTTTACTCCTCTCGTCTAGGTTCACTACAAGAGAGGCAAGGCCAATGGCCGCACAGAAGAAACATCGGACGCATCTTCGGGGTCGTCCGAGCATTTATCACGTTGTTTGTGAAGACTGCGGAGATCTATACGGGATCGCGCTAACTCTCGCTGACGCAAAGAAGCGTGAGGCGCAACATCGCCGCGACATGAAACCGGCAACCGCCGATCGGCTCAACCGGGAGGACAACTAATGATCGGTAGCACCGCAGTCACCATGATCTTCGGGATCCCGCTGTTCGTCATCGGGATCCCCGCATCACTCATCCCCGTCTACGTTTGGGTGCGCTTCGCCCGGACGCCGAAAGGCAGGCGGTAACCATGACGCCACAAGTAGGCGATCGCGTCCTAGCTTTCCATCCCATGACCATGGGAGTCATCAAACCTGGGACCGTGCTAAAGGTTGGGAGCACGCAATCCGCGACGGCGAATCGTGTCGTCCTTGTGGATTTCGGTTCGCTCGCATGCGCGCCTAAAGGCGAAGGATTCCCGCGGCGCAACGAACGCGGCATCTTCCGCGTTCGTGCTGAGGACATCACCGCCACCCTGGAAAGGACACCATGACAACCGCAACGATGCTAACCAAGAGCCTCAACGGACTAGCGTTCCCCGTCATCCGGGTCCGCTTCCACGGGCCGACCGACTACCGCGGGTCACGCTACATCGCGACCCTCCACGGAGTCCGCTACACGGAATCCTACGACTACGCGCTAAGCGGCCCCTCGAACGCCCTCAACGCCGCCGTTGAATGCTGGAACAAATACCGGGCCGAGCACGAGGAGACGTCCGCCGGCGACGAACAGCCGCGCGTATTCATCCCCGGAGACCTTGACGCCGACTCCTATGCGTTCACAGTAGTCCCGGCAGGGTTCCTCTCATGAGCGCCCCAGCCGACATCACCATCGGCGTCCTCGCCCTCCTAGCCCTCGCCGACCTACTCAAAGTGAAAGGAAAAAAATGATTACCGAGACCGGAATCCCCACAGACTTTGAAGTCCAGCCGATCGCCCCAGACGACCCAAGCGCCATAGATCCGGCTACCTGCGGAACGTGCGGACTCACTTGGGACGATGGCATAAGCACATCATGGACCCCAGCGCCAAGCGGACGATGTCCGTTCGAATACTTCCACACCGCGATCCGGCTCGAGTACCTACGCTCACAGATCGACGAAGAACAGATCAGCACTGGAGAAATCGCCGAGCTGCAAGGTCTCGCCGCCGAGATCGATCCAGGCGACGTGCAACTCCGCGAATGGGCAGGAGTACCGGAAGAGCACGCCTACCTCAGCAGCGAACAGCGCGAGCTGCTCAAACTCACCGCCAACGCAGTGACCAACGGACTCCTCACGCAAGAACACCGCGAATTCCTAGACGACTGGATCCTGGCTCGCTAGCACGACCAACGAACATAGCCGCACCACCAAGAGCCCCGCGAAAGCGGGTCTCTTGCTATGCGCGCGCGCAGCTCGAGCGCAGCCACGTCGCGACCACGTCGCTGGATGGTCGCGACCACGTCGCCACACCACCGCCAACCGATCGCGCTACTCCAGCGATCGAAACCAGCACGTCGACGAGCTCGTGCGGCAAGCCCCCGAAAACGGGGCCAAAACTTCTAGATGCCGCCGGCAGCGAGTTAGGTATGAAT